CTGTCCGTTTCCCCCCGCATTGAGAGGAATCAATACATAATGGTGTGATTGACACAATTGAATAGGAATGTAATGGAAACAGAACGAATTCTGGGAAGTATAGAGCCCCGTATATGGACTGGACCCGTCCAGGAGCTGACGCCTGAGACTTCCATGGGATTCGATGTGATCGATTGGCTTGAAAACGACCTTAACCAGACATTGTTTCCCCATCAGAAGTGGTTATACATCCACGCACTTGAGTACCAGCCCGGCACGACCCTGTTGAGATTCCGGCATGTGCTCTGTCTCATGGCTAGACGCAACGCCAAGACCCACAGCCTCACCTTCCTCACCGCGTACCAGATGACCCATGGCGTGCGCAGCGTGCTCAACTCCTCCGCCTCCCTCGACACCGCCCGTGAGAGCTTCCTGGACCTGGAGAATCTGTTCCTGGACCACCCTAGCGCGTTCGGACCGGTCAAGGCACGCCATGTCAACGGGCAGCTGGAGATCAATCTGCCCCGTTTCAACTCACGCTACAAACTAGTAGCAGCCAACAGACGAGGTGGACGCGGATTGAACGCGGGATTAGCCGTGGCAGATGAGATCCGGGAGATGCGGGACTGGGAAAGCTACGACGCGCTGGAGCCTACCACGATCGCCGTGCGGAACTCCCAGTTCTGGATGCTGTCCAACGCCGGAGATGTCCAATCTGTCGTGCTCAACGCAGTCCGTGCCCGAGCCTTGGAGGGTGCGGAGCACCTGTTCATCGCGGAATGGTCCGCGCCGGAGAAATGCCAGCTGGATGATCGTGCTGCATGGGCGCTAGCCAATCCACTCATGAATCGCATGTGGGATGAATCCTCCCTAGAGGCATCGATGAACAAACCCGCAGCTTCCTTTCGCGTTGAGAACCTGTGCATGTTTGTACCATCTTTGTCTGAAGCCATTCCCACGCAGGCTTGGGCTAACTGCCTTGACCCCATCCCCTTCACCAAAGAGCAGCGCGCCCGCACTGTGCTCGGCATCGACATCTCACCGGACGGACGCAACATAAGCGTAGTGGCTGCTGTCAAGCTCACAGACCTGCGCATTCGGGTGGAGGGTGTAGCCACCTACCAATCCAGCCAGCACATGCGTCAGGAGCTGCCTGAGCTGCTTAAGGCTATCCGTCCTGTCAAGGTTGCCTGGTTCCCGGAGGGTGCTGGTGCCATCGCCACCGATCTCAAGGGGCTGAAGGCGAATGTGGAATTGTCGGGACGCCAAGTATTCTCCTGCTGCCAGGAGCTGGCGGACCTGGTGAAAGCAGGAAGAATTGCCCACAACGGTGATGCCCTGCTAACCGAGCAGATTGTCAGCACCCGCAAACTCACCTCAGGCAGTGGCTGGAAGTTTGATCGCAGGGGCGGTAATTGTACCGCAGCGTACGCCACAGCAGGCGCAATCCATTTAGCCCGCAAACTACCAGACCCAACCCCATTGCGTCTAATCACGCCTAAAAACCGATAGTGAATGGTAGGGTGGTAGTTACGCACGCCTATGTCTGGAGAATTCAATGGCTAACTTCTGGCGAAGATTGTTCGCGTTGGATGTTGATCCCCAAGGCGTGCCCACGCAAGTATCCAATCCCCCGACCACCGAACCGACCAGCCCACTGACCAGACCCATCTCAGTGACCTCCGCCGCAGACTTCTACCGGTACGGATATACCCAGCGCAGAGCCTTGATGAGCATTCCCGCTTTCAGGCGGGCAGCAATGCTGATCGCTGGCGTGGCGGGAGCCCTGCCCTATCACAGCTATGACAAGAATGATGAGCGGGTGGACAGCCCCTTCCTTGTACAGCCGGAACGCAATCTCGGAATCACACGCAATGTGACCTTCACCAAGATTGCAATGGACCTACTTTTCGATGGCAGTAGCCTACTTTTGATTACAGAGCGTTACGCTGACGGCTATCCCAAGTCCGCCGAGTATGTGCCCTTCCTGGAGTGGTCACAGGACGAACGCACTGGCGATGTGATCTATGAGGGCGAGAAACAAGACCCCGCAAATGTCTGCAAATTCGATTCACCCTTCTCCGGACTCTCCCATGATGCGGCACCCACCGTCGCACTATTCGGGAAGCTCCGCGAATCATCCTTCAAGTATTTCGACAGCCCCCAAGCCAGAGAATACTTCAAGCCCACCGAAGGACAAGACCCAAGCCCAGAAGAGGTAGCCTCCTTCCTCTCTGACTGGGACAAGGCACGGCAATCGGGAGTTTCCGCGTTCGTACCGTCCGGTGTGGATCTAGCACAGATGACGCAGATGTCCCCCGAAGAACTCACATTGAATTCCGCCAATGAGTACGCCATCAGCGAGGTTGCCCGACTCACCGGGATCGACGCCACATGGTTGTCCATCAATGTGACCACCCGCACCTACTCCAACATCATCCAAGAGCGTCGCAACTTCCTGGACTTCGTGGCGTTTGCATTTATCCAGTCGATTGAGCAGCGGTTGTCCCTCGGAGACATACTTCCCACCGGGACATACTGTAGGGCGAATGTGGACGCATTCCTGAGGACGGACACATTGGAGCGATACCAGGCACATGCCATTGGACTGGATAAGCAATTCCTCACCATTGATGAAGTCCGTGCGATGGAATCCCGTCCCAGCCTACCGAGCACCCCATCCCCTGAGGAGCCAACATGATCGAACGACGACTCAGCTTGGATGTGAAGCTCACTCTCGCTGACAAAGAGACCCGGACCATCGAAGGTATCGCGATTCCCAACGACTCGGCTGATCTGGGCTTGGGAAAGCCCGTCCGTTTCGCCATGGACTCCATCACCTTCGATAGGGAGAACATTCCGCTGCTCGCCTACCACGACGCTAACCGTCCAGTAGGAAAGCTCACCGCCCATGAGTGGAATGACGAAGGCTGGACCACCAAGTTCAAAGTCTCCAACACCAACGAAGGCACCGACATTCTCACCCTCGCCAACGATGGAGTCCTAGGACTATCCGTCGGAGTGCTCTACTCCCCAGACGACATCGAAGAGACTGAGGAAGAATTCGTCATCAACCAAGCTCGATGCTTCGAGATCAGCGCCACCCCAGTTCCCGTCTTCGCGGGAGCAACCATCAACAAAGTCCAACTCTCTCAGAAGGTGGCAGATATGCCAGAGGCAGAAGACACAGTGCTCGATGTAGCTGACGGCACTGTTACCGAAGAACCCATCGTACTGACGGCAGCAATGCCCGCAGTGATCCCCACCCCCAAGACCCGCGCCAAGGCGTCTGTCGTGTACCCACACCTGTTCGGGCTACCGTGGGACGGCTCCAGCTTCCTGCGGGACCTGGCGCTATCACGCGGAATGCTTAGCCCCAAGGCTAAGGACGCAGGCTACTCCGACCGGCTGGAAGAGCTACGCTTCGCAGTCAACAAGGCAAAACTGCCTCCACAGGACCCGCAAGCTGATCGCAGCCTTGATGTGGTCCCGCGTGATCCGTCCAATCCGCTTTCCGGCAAGGTCACCACGCGCACACTCACCAGTGATGCCCCCTTCTATGTGCTCACCCGCGTCAATGGGGACACGAATCTGGACAACCCCCATGTTGAGGGCGTTGAGCCGGTACTCGGCGACATCGGGGCATGGACCAGGGCACTTGTGACGCCTGGATACCGTTCAGGCAAGGTAGCCATCACCCGTGAAGCGGTACTTTCCGACGCAAGCCCGGACATGGAGTCACTGGTCTTTCAGCGCTTCGAGATCGCCCGCCGCAATTCGGTGGAATCAGCCATCTCCACCGCACTTGGAGCGGTCACCCTCCCGGCTGGTCAGATCCACGCGGTCAACTCCGGTGCAGATCTGGAAGCTCTGGCTATCCAGCTCATGTACAGCATCGATGCGGAACGCTTCACCACCGTCCTCGCCGGGCAGCAGCTCTACGCGAAGCTGGCAGGGCAGAAGGACTCCGCTGGGCGTCCTCTCTACCCCATGATTGGTCCTAGCAACGCCAACGGAACCACAGGCAACGGATTCACCTCGATGCAGATCGGTGGTTTCACCGTCGTACCTGTTGCTGGCATGGCGAACGCTGGCTACCTCGTCGATCCCACCATAGTCATTTCCTGGACCGGAAATGTCAACGAATGGGTCTTCGACTATGAGGTAGCTTGGGTCCGACTTGGACACATGTACCTCTCAGCAACGGCTATCACGGACACAACCGGTGTTCATAGGCTAACCACCACCTAGGAGTCCTGATGGCGCGTAGAGACGAAGACAAGCCGGACGAAGGTCCCAAGCCTCCTGAGCAGTTGGAAGGCTACGGGGCAGCTGAGCCGACCGGCGGCAGCGCGGACAATCCTCCCGTCTATCCGGATGACTATGAGCTAGTCAAGCCCGGAGAGGAAGAGAAGACCCGCCGCGAAGCCCGCAAGAGTGATCGTGCTGAGAGGCGGGCTCATAGGGACGAAGAGGAGTAGCCATGGTCACCCTGGAGCAGATTAGCGATTACATCGGGACACTCCCGGGTGACCCTAACCTGCCCGCAATCCAGGCAGCAGCAGTGGAGTTGGTGGACGCGGACCTGACCGACATGGGTATAGCGAAGTGTCCATCAGCAACCTACGACCTGGCTATTCTGTCCGCATGTGATCAGCTCTGGCGTAGGCGTAACGCCCCCGGCGGTGTAGCCACTTGGGGCGGAGACGGATCGGTACCGGTGTTCCTTCCGAATGATATTCTGAAACCGGTCCGTCCCCTTTACGCGCGCTACCGCCCGATCGGAAGTGTGGGCTAGATGACACCAGGAGAAATGCGCGCCCAGCTCAAGCATGACCTTGAGACAGGTTCGGATGGAGCGGCAGCAATCATTGGGGTAACTGTCCATGATGTTTATCCTGATCGGGTCGCTCCACCTTGCGCAATTCTAGGACTGGAGCCAGGACAATACATTCTGGGTGGACAATCCTTCGGAACCTATGAGCAGAAGTGTGTGGTCGTTGTGCTGGTTCAGCGCAGCGCCACCGCTCTATCAGAACTGGAATCCCTCATCCTTAAGGTGCTGGTCAACACAGCGGACTGGGGCATGTTCGGTGTGGACATTCCTTCTGTATTCTCTGAGAACGGAATAGAGCTTCTGGGCACCACAATCCATCTAGGCAAGCAGGCAAAGCTGGAGGTCTAGATGGCAGTAGAAATTGTTGTAGATGCATCCGAGGTAATAGCCGATCTGCGCGGGCTATCTGACGATTTACAAGATATACCCATGGATGAAATATCCAAGCGCATGGCTATCGTAGGCGCATCTCTAGCGCCAAAGCGGACAGGCAAGCTCGCCGCATCAGTAAAGCCACTGCGAAGTAAGGACAACCAGGCTGGGGTAATAGCCACTGCGCCTTACGCACACATTATCAATTATGGTTCCGTCAAGCGGAACATCAAGCCTACCTACTTTCTGAACAAGATAGACTCCGTCCTCAATGCCGAATACACCAAGATGGTGGAAGAGGCTGTGGATGAATTGATTAACAAGAGAGGGCTCAGCTAATGGCTGCGGTGAACACTAAGAGCCTCAAAGCCACCATTGATGGCGTTGAGCGCGACATCGAGCTGACCAAGTGTGTCATCGCACGGGTCGAGCCCGATCAAGGCACGGTTACCTTCTTCGAGGCACGCCAGGGTGGCGGCGATGTGTGGGAGCTACGGGGCACAGCCCTACAGGACCCCGCAGAATCCGAATCTCTTCTCAACCTCCTTTGGGATGCTGCTGGCACTGAAGTAGATGTGGAAGTGGACTTGTACGGAGGAGGCACCGCCTCACCGACGAATCCCATCTATTCCGGTACTGTTGTCGTCTCCATGGAAGGCACCGAAGAGCTATTGGGCGGCGAAGCATCGTCCGGCTCTGGACGCTTTACCTTCGATTTCGTCTGGCAGTTCCTGGAGAAGCCAGAGAAGCAGGTAGCGTGATGAATCGCGATTTCCCTAGGGAGACCAAGCCACGGACCGAACTGACTCTCAAGCAGGCGGTGCGATCCTTGACCGGCTTCGAGTTCCAAGCCATCAAGAAGAACACTGGCATGTCCTTCCGGGACGCTGACATGCTCACCGGGCATTGTGTCATTTATGCCCTGGAGAACAGAGAAGGCAAGGTGCCCTGGACTGATGTCGGGAAAATGTCAGTACAGGAAGTGGAGGACTACTTTACAGATGAGGATGAGGCTCCGGACAGTGATCAGGAAAATTTTACCGAGCCAGTGAACTAGACGCACAAGAGCTTGCCTGGTTCCTGCTGCACGGCATCAGCCTTGATGACTATTACCGGCTCACCTTGCTGGAGAAAGAATCCATTTACAAGCTACTTACGGAAGGGAATGGCTAATGGCTGGAACCGTTGTCGTCCGGGTAGTAGCTGACGCTGAAGGCGCTGGCAAAGCCTTTGACAAGCTAGCTGCCACAGCAGCGAAGACCGCAGGTGCTCTTGGTGATGTGGGTGGTGGACTTCAGGCGTTCGCACAGCATCAGAAGGACGCCGCAGGCGCTGCTGACGCCCAGAAGCAAGCCCAATTGAATGTGACTAAAGCGCAGCAAGCCTACAATGACGCACTCAAGGAGTACGGGGCGAACAGCACCGAAGCACAACAGGCACAGCTGGATCTGAACGCTGCTCAGCGGGATGCGCAGCCTCCCAGTGGCTTTGAAGAGTTCGGCAACACCTTAGCTGGGCTCCAGCCCACGATCATGCTGGTTGCTGGCGCGTTTGACCTGATGACCATCGCCACGGAGCTAGCCACGACGGCTAACATCGCCTTCGCGGCATCCCTGCTGGCTAATCCCATCACCTGGATCGTGATTGGTGTCATAGCTTTGGTAGCAGCTATCATCCTGTTGTGGAAGAACTGGGACAAAGTATCGAAGTTCCTCATTGCTAGCTGGGATGCGATAAAGAAAGCCGCCGTGGCAGTCTTCAACTTCCTCAAGGGCTACTTCACCATCGTCTTCAACTTCTTAAAGAATCTGTTCACCACAGCTATTCAGCGACTTGTGTCAGCTTGGGACTTCCTGAAGACTATCCCCAGCAAACTCTTCAATATCTTTATCACCGTATTCAATTTCCTTAACAGCATTCCTCGACGCCTATACAACATAGGCAAGGACATCATCAACGGTCTCATAGATGGACTTCAGTCCGGATTCAACTGGATCAAGAACAAGCTAGGCAGTCTTGGTAGACTCATACCTGACTGGCTCAAAGATGTCCTGGGTATTGCTTCTCCATCCAAGGTGATGAAGACCATAGGTCAGCAGACCATGCAGGGCTACATCGATGGAATCACCAGCAGCACCAGGGGTATCGAGGGTGCAATGAACAGGGTGAGTGGTATCACGCCCAACCCTGACTTCGGTGCAGCAGGAGCAGGCGGTAGGGGTGGCTTCGGTGGAACCTATGTGGCTCCAGGCGCGATCGTCATCAATGTTCCTCCCACTGCGGACAAGGCAGCCATTGGGCGTGAGGTGCTAACCGTGATTCAGGCGTGGGAACGGCAGTCTGGTGTGACTAGGCTGGTGTATTCATAATGTCTGAGTTCATCGAGTATGATATGTCCAAACTGAGCATCACCCGTGCTCAGAAGGTAGCCGCCACGCTGGGGAACTTCATCCTAGGTGAATCCTTGCTGGGACCGACCGACTTGGTTTCGGGGCAGGCACCCATCGAGTTTGTCAGCTTCAGTTACAACGCTTCTTACCAGGTGAATCAGTACAGAGTCCTGATCATTGACACCATCTCTGGCACATTGACCGTGTCCTATTGGGGCGATCCTACAGACAGTCCTGAGCTGCTGCGTCCATCAGACATCCTCAACATCCGTTACTATGATCCGGACAATGGCATGGACTGGAAGTGGACTGCTGTAGTGGAGACTATCAGCCCAGTAACCTACTTTGATCATGCTGCCAGGGCTAAAGGAGCACCAGGATCAGTACGGACAGATTTGAATGTGTCATTGATTGATAAGAACATTGCTTCGATGCGTGCGCAACTGTGCTATGGTCAGCTGCCCCCGGAGAATTCCATCACCAGGATAAGGCGTTGGATCACAGTGGATGAATGGTCTGCGGGGGTGAGCTAAATGGCTGAACCGTCATATCCATTCACCACCTATGTGGGTGTACCTGAGGTAGGTGCTAGTGGCACTTTTGATGGTATTCATATCCTTACACCTATCCAGCTCAATATAGATAATGAAGGCAATTTGTATTGGCTTGATGGCGGTCCCTATTATAGCTATGTATTGAAGAAGCCTACTTCCGGACCTTATTCAACATTGATCCATATAGATACCTCACCGGGCGGAAGTTCTGGCAGCGGCATACCTTATCAAAGGCAAATCAGGTCACTGGCTGCCGCACCATCTGGTAATGTCTTCATGCTGATCAGGGAAGATTTTAATCCTTTATCCTTCCAGAGCATCTTGTATGAGATCACAGATGGTAGTCAGCGATTCATTTCGGGTGGGAATCCACTCGCGACTGATTCCCAATCTTTTCCTTTCTATTCATACATGGATGCCACGGACTCACAGGTTTACATGACAGGTACCTCCTTGCTGGAGAATACTCAGAATCCTGGCTCGGATTATCATGGTGAGCTTCAGTCCGTATCATACTCAGGTGCACGAAAATACATTGTTCCGGAGGACTATCCCTTAGATCGTCCTAATAATGCTATCCCTCCCGTTCCATTCTGGAATTTCTTCGAGGATCCTGATTTGCCTGGTGAATGGGTCTATCAGGCTGAGGGTTTGACTGTTGATCCAGAAGGAAACACTTATCTGTTTGCTGGGTTCACACCCGGCGGTGGGGTTAGTTTCTCACAAGCCCTGCAAAGCAGCACTCGTGAATACTCTGTATATAAGGTAAGCCCTGATGGCAGCATCTCTGTCCATGCTCGGATATTTAAGGCAGGATTAGGTCTTAATCAGGAAGATGTGGTCTATCCTCGCGGGATTTCTTGGGCGATAGATGGAAATATCTATGTTTGCGTGGCTATTCGCCAGGATGACCCTGCCGTAGCTACAAAAGCCTACATCCTTCGGGTTGGAGATTCTGGCGGGCAGATCATTACCCAATGGAAAGAGCAGAGTGATGACCCTGATGAGATTCTAGGGCTTGGTGGAGAGGGTCTGGTTGCAGATCTTAAGGGAAACCTATACTTCACCGTACAGTCACTCGGAGCCCGCCATGGCACCCGTGCATATACTATTCAGAAGATAGGTGGGGTATTTGAGGCTGCACCTATGCTGTCCTCCAAACAGGATGATTTCGCCAGCGGTGATGTAAGTGGTTGGACTGAAACAGGTCTATACAGCATCACCAACGAAGTACTTAATCTGGGTGATTTGGGTACTGTCTCCACTTTGAAGACTACTGAGCCTTATATCTATGACAGTGTCTTCGGGCAATTCAAGCCAGCAGGGGCGGCTGACTTCACCATGCGGGTGGAGGACACCACTGATCCAGGTATATCTTCCCAGTTCTGGATTCACGGTGGTGTCCTCCAGATGCAGATCAATGGAGGGCTGGTTGGTTCTGTCTCCTATAACAAGACCAGTCATGAATGGCTGCGCATGGTCCGCAGTGGATCCAAGGTAACTTTCAGCGCTGCTGGTACTGAGCTGGTCAATGTAGGTACGGATGACAAGCCTGAATATCAGCCAGGTCCGAAGGAATGGTCTACGCTAGGCTCTGGAACCATTGGTTCCATCCCTTTGTGTAACTTCATGGTGTTGGTATCTGGCAGTGCATTAGCTGTGGATAACATCAACATCCTGCCTGACTATCCTTCCACAGAGCCGCCTGAACCACCTCCACCAGACCCCTACGGTGATGGCGATCCTTCTGATCCTAATTCCAAGGCACCGCCTACGGTGAAAGAGAAGACTTGCACTACCTACCTGGATGAGGTGCGGCTGTTTAGCAATCGTTCAGGATACGCAGTGCGGATCACTGGTCCTCGCCGTATTGAAATAGTTAACCGGAGTGGTGGTCTACCTACTGGCTGGACGCAGGCTGAGGATGAGGAGTTGTACTACTCCGCCTCTCGTGAGGTGAAGCTAGGCGAGAATGAACTTAGCCTGCGGGAAGGCTACATGTCCATGAATGGTGGGGCTAGCCTGCGCACAGATGATGTCCGCATTCTAGGCTCTTCCTGGCGGATACCTGGCAAACTACCCGCTTATAATCTTGAGCCTGCTTCCGTCCAGCGATGCACCTTCAGCTTCACCAAGGACCATTTCAACGCAGAAGTAACATTCGCTTTTATCCCTGTACCTCTCAAGGTCCGACCCACATAAGGAGTTGACATGCCGTACAAAACATGGGTGGACGGAGAGGATCTGGACGCCAATGAGATGATGACTTACCTACAGTCTCAGGTGCTCGCCCGCTTCGCTTCCACAGCCGATCGTACTGCCCAGCTGCCTACCCCCCAGGTGGGGCAGCTCTCATATGTATCCGGGCTGGGCTACCAGCTTTATGACGCCACGAATGGGTGGATTCCTTTCGCCATGAATGGTGAGGACGGCGCTGATGGGCTACAGGGTCCTCCGGGCGATCCAGGTGGTCCTCCCGGACCTCAGGGTGATCAAGGCATTCAGGGAATTCAGGGAGTACCTGGTCCTCCCGGTCCTAAAGGTGATCCAGGAACTAATGGCACCAACGGAACTAATGGAACTAATGGTACCAATGGAACTAGTATAACTGTAACAACTAGTGCATCCGCCCCCAGTACGCCCAAAGCGGGCGACATATGGATTCAGCCGTAGGAGCTATCATGACACTGATATTCATGGACGGCTTCGACGATCAGCTGTTCCTCAATGGTAAGTGGGATTTGACTGCCAGCGCACAATACAGTGCATCAGGGCGCAATGGTGGATGCTTTACTACACCTAACAGCTCGGCTAACTTGGTCAAGTATCTGAAGCCTGCCGATGAACATGCCACTCTGATCCTGGGGTTCGCCTATAAGACTAGCAGCTTTGCTGCTGCTCCCATTGTTTCTTTGCGTTCAGATGCTGGTGCTACAACACATACCCAACTATATACTGACGGCTCCTCCGGGGTACTTTCGGTGCGGCGAAACGCTACCACCTTAACTGCATCTACTAACAACCTAATCTTAAATCAATGGCATTATATTGAGTTCAAATGCACGCTAGGCGCTGCCGCCTATTATGAAGTGCGGGTTAATGGTGTGATGTGGATCTCAGGAACCAACAACACTAAGAACGCTGGAACTAAGACTGTCTATGACACCGTTGCACTGTTGGCTGGCTCCGCAGCAACTTGTTATTTTGACGATTTCTATGTACTTAATGGTGCGGGCTCTATCAACAACAATTTCCTTGGTGATGTAGCGATAGAAACTCTCTACCCCAACGGTAATGGCAGCTCATCCCAATGGGTCGGCTCAGATGCAGATAGTGTGAATAACTATCTGCTGGTGAACGAGGCTGGTGCACCGGTCACCACGAACTACACCGGGTCCAGTGTGGTAGGCAACCGTGACCTCTATGCGCTGAGTGACATGGCGAGAGTATCAGGAACCGTCTATGGTGTGCAGACCACAGCCTATACAGGCAATGCTGACGCGGGTGCTCGTGCCGTCAAGCAAGTAATGAAGTCAGGTGCGACCACATCAGTGGAGTCTGCTAGCACTGCGGTTACCACTACCTACGCCCCATTAGTCCGCACCATGGAAACAGACCCCAATACTGGATCGCTGTGGACCATTGCTAATGCGAACGCTATCGAGGTGGGAATTGAGGTGGCTTCCTAATGGGTGACGCGAGGCTAGCTAGAGAATCCGTCGAAGTTCTTGTCAAGAGCGTCGGCGCGGCTCGCCTTGCCCGTGAATCCACGGAAGTACTCATCAAGTCTGTAGGTGCTGCCCGGCTAGCCAGAGAGTCCGTTGAGGTTCTGATCAACCCAACGCTCATTCCAGCTACCAAGACAGTTTCCTTTCGTAATGAATCAGGAGCTTGGGTGTCCACAGCAGATAAAGAGATCAAGCTATACGACGGATCCACTTGGCAGTCCGTATCACACCCAACCGTTACTGATATCAAGGTATGGGACGGGAGTGCCTGGGTATCAATCAAACCATAGCGTGCCATCCAAGGAGTTATCATGCGCCATCCCATTACGATCGACTTAGGAGCTACCCTTCGCTTCGGGGTGAAACCCTATACCCTCGAAGGCGAGGACAAGACTTACCTCACCGACGAAGACATATCGATGCAGTTCAAGATTCGTAACGGTGAACACGCCTACATCACCACTGTGGACGCCGAGTTCAGGGACGGACTCTTCGAGATCCACCTTGGACCAGAGCACACACGGGAGTATTACCGTCACCGCGCCTACTACTACATTCTGGACGCGGTCTATCCAAGCGGTGATGTCTTCCGCTGGCTAGAGGGACCTGTCTATGTTCGTCCCGTCGGCGGTAGGGGTGGATACTAATGCAGAAAGGCATTGAGATTTACCCTGTTGCCGAGACTGGCATAGATGTCTATGAGTATGGTGACCCTATCTTCATCGAGGGTGGTGTCACTGGACCCAAAGGTGATCCCGGTGATCCAGGTGCGCCCGGTGAACAAGGTCCGCAGGGTGAACCAGGCGTTGATGGTGCTGACGGTGAAATGACTGTAGTCCCGCTAGGTGCGCCATTCGATACCACTACGGCTCCAGATCCGAACTACACGGTGGGCAGCGAGATAAATTACCTGACTGCGTCCACAGCGGATGTTGCCTATTTCTCGAATCTCCTTCTACGCAATATCAGTGCCATTGTGGAGGTGCTTCAAACCTCAGTAGGTGAGGGCGGGGGTATGCGTGGTGCTGCCGTGTTCACCGGGACAGGTCCGCCTCCAACTAACATTCCTGACGCCCAGCCGGGTGATGTCTATCTGGATACGACTACGGGTAGCAACCGGATTTATGTGTTAGGGGCATCATCATGACGCAGCCAGAACCACAGAATTGGATCAATGTCCCGACCGTAATCCCAGCCGGTGGAGATACAGGACAGCGCCTCGCTAAGAAGACTGACGAAGATTACGATGTCGAATGGCAGGATCCAGGGCAGGGCATGCAAGGCGAGCCAGGTCCCGCAGGTCCACAGGGACCGCAAGGCGTGCCTGGACCAGCAGGTCAGGATGGTATTCAGGGTCCGCCCGGAGCCTCCGCAGTCGCCTACGAATACATATTGAGTGCAGTAAACACTCCTCCTCCTGCTAGCGGACAAGCTCGCACTGACACCTCAAGCGCTAATGACACCACACACATGTATCTTTCATATAGTTTGCGTGATGGATCTTCGGTGGCTCCGTTGTTGAGGAACATTACTCTCAGCGACGAAATCACTATTCAAGTCAAGACTGATTCCACGCAATATGTAGCTTATGTGGTCACCGCTGACGCCATAGACAACCCTGCCCAATCCTATGTGGATGTGGCAGTCTCCTATGTGAATGGAACTTTGGCTAGTGGAAAGAATGGACAGACTGTACTTATCTTCCGTTCCAGTGTAGGCATAGCTGGACCTCAAGGTCCGCAAGGTGTACCCGGTAAGGACGGCAAGGACGGCAAGGATGGAGTCCCGGGTGCCGCAGGTCCGCAAGGCGCTCCCGGTCCAACTGGTGCCACCGGCGCACAGGGTGCTGTTGGTCCGCAAGGTACTAAGGGCGATAAAGGTGATACTGGAGCCAAGGGAGCAGATGGTGCGCCGGGAGCTACGGGTGACACTGGCGCAACTGGATCCGCAGGAGCCACAGGTCCTGCTGGACCAGGCGTGCCTACCGGAGGTACTACAGGACAAATCCTGAGCAAGACCAGTACTGCTGACTACGCCACCACATGGTCCGATCCTCCCGCAGGAGGCGGAGGTAAATCAGTTCAGATCGATACCTTCTATTACAATGGTGGAAGTGTTCAGACCTGGACGAAACCTGCTGGTGCTGTGCGGGTGGAAATATTCGCTGTCTCTGGCGGTGGTGGTGGAGGTTCGGGCGCGGCAGTCGGTTCAGGTAATCCTGGAGGGGGCGGTGGCGGTAGTGGCGGCGGACAAATGACCAACAGTTTTAGAGCTGCCGATCTCCCCACAACCATCTCTGTTTACACCGGAGGAGGAGGGAGCGGCGGAGCTGCTAAAGCAGCTGGAGCAGGAGCCGGAGCAATAGGCAGCAATGGTGGTAACTCTACAGCCAGAACAGGCAATAAATACTTCGTGTACGCATCTGGCGGCGGCTTCGGAGGTGCTGGTGGTACCAGCACGGGAGGATCTGCCGGAAGTGCTGTGAGTATAGCCACCAGCTTCCCTCCTAGTGGTGCTGGTGGTGCTGGAGGTACCGGTGCCGCTGGGGCAGCAGCTCCCGCCTTATTCACGCCATCCACCGCCGGAGGTGGCGGAGGCGGTAGTTGGAGCAATAGCACCGTACAGGCATTCGCTGGTGGGGTTGGTGGTTATAGCTTCGCTACCTATGACGGCACTGCCAATAATTCAGGTGGCACAATTCCTGGCGGAAATGGATCTACCAGAGACAATAATGGCAGCATTATTGGATGTGGTGGTGGTGGAGGGGCTGGTGGTGATGGCACCTCCGTCAATGGAGGCAATGGCGGAAATGGCGGGAACTATGGCGGCGGAGGTGGTGGTGGCGGAGCAGGCTCTGGAGTCACTTCTTCAGGCAAAGGCGGGGACGGTGCTCCTGGGATAGTCCAAATTACAACCTGGTTCTAGCCCTAAGTTCCATTATCTGGGTAGCCCGCCGTGCGATGGCAGCACCGTACTGATCGTCCGTCAAGATAGCCTGAAGGAAGTCTGAAAGTAACTCTGTGTGATCAGCAGCGTACGCACGCAGAGCCGATCGGACCGCATCCTCCTTCAACGCCATGTCATACGCCTGGCTGATGGAGCGAGGCGTAGCTACCCTGTCATCATGCATGGTAGATTACTCCTCGTTCAGCACCTGCACGATCTGCTGAAACTTCTTCAGCGCCACATCCGGAGGATAATCAACGCACAGTGCCATGAACATGCGCCCGTAACGAGGAGGCATCTCAGCGAACATTTGGCGGAATCTCGGAAGCAAGGCATCGCGGACCCGTCCCCAGTGTACCGCCTTCTGCCCGCCGATGCGCTCGCACGGATTCATGAATCCCGATGCGTAGCAGACAGGGCATGGCTCGTCTGGAGTCCTAGGGAAGACAAACAGCTCGGCTGCTGGTATCATGACTCTTTCCAGTCCTTGCCGCGCGTGACTTTCAGTTCCAGATTCCAGACCTGCCCACAATGCAGGCACTTCTCGTGCCAGTACTCCGTTGTGTATGCCGTGTACCAGTTACCTAGTTGAGACCCGGACTGCTTCCTACAGTCCGGGCAGACCAGGATCACATTGCCGGGCTGGAACTGGTACACCTCAGCCATTGAGGACGACACTCTCATGACCCACTCCTCAACCCTTGCAGCTCTCGATGTGTCTTGCAGATCTCATTGAACTGCTCTTCTGTGATCTCTGGCGCGACCAGCCACTTCCTCTTATACTCCACTGGATCCCGACGGATAGTCAGCTTACCTTCCTTCACCAAGTCAGACTGCACACGAGCGAAGGAGCGCTCCGCTAGCCCACAGTCCTCCTTTACATACTCGATGAGGGCGGCACCCTTGTGCATTTCGATGCTCGCCATTATCTTGTCTGCCTTGGTCTCTATCTCGTCAGGTTGCTCCATGGTCTGCCGGTAGGTCCGGGCATCACCAGCGGAGCTGATCTCCCTAATACTCTTGGTCTCCCGAGCTACAATCTCCGCCTTAGCCACGCCTTCTACACCAGTAGGCACGATCTCAAACTGCCACGCCCTGCGGTCTGGCTGGTTGTTAGCCTTAGCAAGCCCGAAAAACCGTTGGTCAGCAGCGTCCTGGTAGGTCCAGATAGAATTGCGAGCACATGCCTCCCAAGCCCCTGAGCCCATCACCGAGCGACCTGAGCGCTTGTCCTTACCGAAGTGCCCCAGCCCAAGTACTGCCGTGTCACGCTCCTCGCAGAAGCCAATGAGGGAGTCCATCGCTGCGCGGGTGTCCTGCTGATCGTTCTCTTTGTACCCGCTGCTCAGATGGCGGGTCAATGGGTCGAAGATGATCATCTTCGCGTTGTACTGCTCAACCAGCTCACCAAGGCGCTCAAGCCCCAGAGGGAAGTGGACCTTGGTCTCACGCTCCGGGTTGGACCAATGCGCCTTCCTGACGATGTGCAGCCTGCTCAGGTCAACCCCATAGGACTCCATCCGCTCCAGGGTGTAGGTGGACAGACTCTCCTCACCGTCCACCCAGATGACATCAATGGGGGTGCCGAAGTAAGTACCAGGTAACTTGCCTGTCGTTACCTGAGCCGCCCACATCGAGACGAGCGTGCTCTTGCCTGTGTCAGGATCTCCTGCTAGAAAGGTAACCGAGCCCACCGGGATGAGGTCTTGCAGGAGCCACCGCAGGCGGATCTTCTTGATCTTGTCACCGGTAACCGCGATGAGTTTCGGTGGTCGCAGTGTGGGGAATTCTGTGAACCTTTCCTTCCAGGCACGCTTTACTTCCTCGCGTGCAAGGTCCGGATCAAGCTGGCTCAGCTCGAACCCAAGCTGTATCGCCTCATAGAAGTCATCCGCGTTCCAGCGTTTGCCTATAACCCACCGCTGGAGGAGGGTTCCTATCGCGTCCTGACGGAAGGTAGCATCCTGTGGCATGGGGTACTGTGCGAAGTGGGTCGCTGCGATCGTCAGTTGGTTCTCAGGCTCTTGGCTCATCGCCACCCGCTCTCGCTCGAAGTACTCCTGCACTCGATGGATGGTAGGGCTCGCTGAAGCCCTACCATCCCAGCGTCCGAGCGAGGAGCTGTATTCATACCATCGTACCACATGGCAGGTAACATGCCATCTCAGTCCGTTCTGTCCATCAATGAGTACTGTAGTCCCTTACTCACATGCCGCGACCCCCTGCCTCCCCCCGTACCGTGGCATGTGACATGTGACCCTCTCTCTAAACACAACTAAAAGGTATATTATGATAGTAGTAATATGAGAGAGGTACAAAGTTTTGTCCGTTCCATGCCTCAACATGCCACATGCCACATGCCATGGGGGGAGGCAGGTGGCAGGGCAAGTGAGCGCTACCGCCATGGGTCGGACTCCGTCCAAAACCAATCAAACCCCGGCGCGGCAGGTGACGCTCCGATGCTAGAATAAGAAGCAAGCCCCGCCCTATCTGCTCTACTAGGGCGGGGCTTCTCTTTGAGGAGGCGAAGATGCGCAACAGAACCAAGACCAGACGCCGCCCGAGCAAGGCTGACTACGCAAGCCTCATGGAGGGACACAACCCCGCCACCGAGAAAGCATGCTATTACTGCCACACCGTCAAGTCCACGCTCGCCTTCAGTCGTGACAACTCCCACGCCGACCTACTGAAGAACTACTGCCGCCGCTGCGCAGCCCTACCCCACAGCACCTCTCAGATCACCGAGAAGGAATGTGGGTACTGTGGACAGACCAAACCAGTCAGCGCCTTCCACAGACGCCGTGACATGCCTGACAGCTACCAGCAGAACTGCAAGGCATGCGCACTCTCCATGCAGAAGGAGATCTACAACCGCAAGGAACCACTACCACCCAACTTCAAGTACCGCTGGTGCTCCCGCTGTGAAACCACCAAGAGCCTCACCGAGTTCTACAGCACCAAAGGCTTCTGCAAAGCATGCACCCTAAAGGCACAACACAAGCCAGCCACCCTAGCCCGCGCATCAGGCTACGCCGCCCGGATGATAGACAACTATGACTACACCGAAGAACAGATAGCCAGAACAGACGCACACCGGCTAGCCACCATCAACGATCCATGCTGGTGGTGCGGTGCCCGCAAAGACCGCATGGTATGGCTACATACGGTCCCACAGTCCCAAGGCGGGCGGGACCTACCAGAGAACCTACATCGCGCCTGCTTCTCCTGTAGCGCAGCCAGGAGACGCCTAGCCCGCTGCCCTGCCTGCCTGCACACAGCAGTAGTAGACGGATGGTGCAGACGCTGTGCATGGAACTACCATGGCTCGTAATGGATCCACACGCAGATGGCGTGAGTTCCGGGCTATCATCCTAGCCCGTGACCCATACTGCATGATACGCGGACAATACTGCACCAACATCAGCACATGCGTGGACCACATCATCCCACTGTCACGAGGAGGCGCACGCTATGACCCATCGAACACACAAGGCGCGTGTGTATCATGCAATAGATGGAAGAGTGATCGCATTGACCACGATGAAAGCTTCACCACAATTACAAATTGGCTCGAATGAATGGGAGGATTGATAATGGGCAGACCAAGGATGATAGATTATCAGATAGGTGACTCTGTTGGGGTGTGCACTATTCTCGAACTGATCCGCATTTCTAAGCCAGATGGATATAGTTATGCAGGCGCTACAGTGCGCTGCGTCTGTGGTGATGTCAGCACCAGAAGGATAGACCAGATCTCTGGGATCTGCCATCACATACCTATTATGTGGTATAAGTATCCGTTGTACCACGCACCACTCAACTACCGCACCTTGCATAAACTCATTGCAAAGGAACGAGGCAAAGCCAGTAGTTATCAATGCATTGATTGTGGCGGACCAGCAAAAGAATGGAGCTATAACCACAAAGCTCAATATGAACTCTTTAAATCCACTGACGACGGACCATACAGCGCGAATGTAATGGACTACGACCCAATGTGCATTCCCTGTCACAAGATAAGAGATGCGTTTTTTTTTGATAGGAATAACCATAGGACAG